CAGATCAATTATTATCACCTCTTACAATCGATGGAGTACCTCACCTCCCTGTTCAATCGACTGACGAACTATTTCGTCGCACCGTCGAATCTTGAACTCATCGGGCACTACCACTACGAACCGAAACCCCCTCGGGTTAACGACGTCGCAATCGAAAACCACAAGCGCACTCTCGAAGTTAGTTTCAAACACTACCTCACCGATGCTGAAATTCACCGCATCACGAAAGAGTATCGCCGTTCGAATATCACAGAAGAAGCCATCCTGGCTGATTTCTTTGCTAATGACGTTGACAATCATGAGATTCCGTTCGATCAACACGTTGAACGTGGCCTCCAAGCCATGGCCGACGCTTTTCGCCCTCCTCAGCCTTGTTTGCCTGCACATCTTAATGATGTAGAACATCACTACCCTTTCAAATGGCAAGTGAATTCAGAAGCACCATTCTCGACTGACAAGTACTTTCTCGACAACCGCAAATCATACGGAGACTTCTACGACCAAGAATCTTCGACATGGAAGCACTACGTTAACTCTACTGACATGGAGCGCCGCATCCCGGAGCCCAGTGAGCAGACACTCAAGCAAGTGACACCGCCAAAATTCGGCTTTCAAAAGAGCCAGATTTTTTCTTGGGTACGCAGATGGCACCATATCATCAAGTCAAATTTCACTGACCTGACTGACCTCGCCTCTTCCTCATATGTCAAAGACAAGTTCGTCTTCCCAATGCTTTTGCACACAAAAACCGCTATAGTCAAACGACTCGACCCCGACAAGATGCGCACCATCTGGGGCTGCTCCAAGACTTGGATCATTGCAGACGCGATGTTTTACTGGGAACTTCAAGCTTTTTACAAGCTGAATCCTGGCTATTCACCGATGCTCTGGAGTTACGAAACCTTCACAGGTGGCTGGCTCCGACTCAACGCTGCACTATTTAATGGTCTGATTCGCAATTCGTTCCTAACAATCGACTGGAAACGTTTTGACAAACGAGCTTACTTCACCCTAATCCACCGGATCATGGGCATAGTTCGAACCTTCCTTGACTTCAACCATGGCTACCTCCCCAACGTACTTTATCCAGACACTTCAAAAGACTGGACTCAAGACAAAGCACAAAAGCTGGAATACCTGTTTCTCTGGACACTACTCAACTTGTTCACTGCACCGATCGTCCTTCCCGACGGCCGAATGTATAAGAGACGCTTCGCCGGAATACCTTCTGGCCTATTCATCACTCAGCTGCTCGACTCTTGGTACAACTATGTCATGTTAGCGACCATCCTCTCTGCTATGGGTCTAGACCCTAAGCACTGCATCATCAAAGTCCAAGGCGATGACTCAATCATCCGTCTTGCTATTCTGATACCCCCTCAGTCTCACGATGAATTTTTGCTCAAACTGCAAGAACTCGCCGAACACTACTTCAAAGCTGTCATTTCAATGGAGAAATCCGAAATCGGAAACACTCTAAATGGCCGAGAAGTCCTGAGCTATCGGAACAACAACGGTCTACCATACCGTGACGAAATTCAGATGCTAGCACAGTTCTACCACACCAAAGCAAAGGATCCAAAACCCGAAATCACCATGGCTCAAGCCATTGGTTTCGCTTACGCTGCATGCGGAAACCACTCCCGCGTTCACTCATGTCTGCAAGACGTGTATGAATATTATGCTGCTAAAGGTTACACCCCCAATCCCGCTGGTTTGACTGTCACATTTGGTGACTCACCTGACCTACCGACACTTCCGTTCACTCTCGACCACTTTCCTTCTCGCGAAGAAGTTCGAGCGTATTTCCTGCACTCGACGTACGAAAATGAAGAACAGAGCAAGCGCACATGGCCTGCCTACTTCACTTTCCCTCCCTGTTCACGTCCTTGAGCTTGAGATATT